CGTTTCGGTCTCAGCTTCTTTTCGTTTGAATGGCCACATATTCAAGCCCTCCGATATTGGCGTAGCAGATCACCCGCGCCGCTGTATTGCATTGCCCGCGCCAACCATGTCGGCGTGCGAGTGACGGATTCGTCCAAAGGTCCAATTTTGTCGGTAAACGAGCTACTGCCAACGCGGCCCGGATCGTCCGCCATGTATTCGGCAAGCCGCGTGAACGCCCCGGACACTGGCGCAGGCACGTCACCGCCCCCAACGTCAGCCGTGATGCGATAAGGACCGTCACCGATCAGACAGAAGCCATACGGCCCCGCCTGCAATGTGGTGTCAGACCATTGCCTCGATTCCCAAACCTCAGCCGTGATCGTGTTCACCGGGATAATGGGTGGCGTCCAATCGCCTGCCCCCTCGACGGTCCAAACGATTTCGCGCGGGGTGTAGCGATGCGCGGTATAGGCTTCGATCCTTGCCCAGATCATATCAGAATCCAGCGCCGCCGCCTCAGTCGATAAGCCCCAGGGCACAGTCGGATAATCGTCGGGGATTGCCTCAATTTGTTTGATCAGATCAATCATTTCACGCCCTCCATCTGTTCAAAGTTCGGTGCAGACCCACGCCCAAACCATCGGGCAGGATCACGCCCCCCGGTGTCCAATTCCGCGCCTCGATTTGCGTTTCTGGATAGGCCGGACGTGTCACAATCGACATTTCGTATAAAAGTGCCTGTAAAACCGTGCGAATGATTGCGTTATGCGCCCCGTTCTCAGGGTCCATTCCTTCATCTTCGATCTTTTCAGGCTCCGGCACGGCACGCTTGGGGGGCAGGCGAAAGCCGGGGCTGATACCAATCGCCAGACCAGCCGTGACAGCCGCCAAGATGTCTTTGACGTAAGACACCTCTTGCATTTCTTCAGTGATCGTTGCGGTGAACGTGACCGCCTCAGCACTGTCTTGAATGTCCAATGTGCCAGATCGAACAGACGCCAACGGCTTGCCGTAGTCGTGGCCAGACAGCAGGTGAATATCCTTGGCCCCGCCGTGGTCCGATGGTGTGTTAATCCGGTAAGTGAAAGCCCGTGGGGCAATCACCTCTTTTTTAGGTCTGCCGGAACGGCCCCCATCACTAAGGACGGCCCGTTTTCCGTAGGGAAAAGAGCCTTGCAGCGACATAGCGCCAGACGCTCTTTTGCGTAATTCTAGACCGCCGCCTACAAAGCCCTCAAACATTATTCGATGCCTGTCAGAACACGCGACTGCACGGCACGGGATATGGTCGTGTCCATTGTTGACAGTGCCGTCAAACGTAGCCCACCGGATTGTGCATCCGAAAATGGATCACGGATTAGATCCACCGCGCCCCAAAGTCCGACGAACACAGGCGCGACACCGCCCGCCGATGTTGTCAGTAAAGCCTTACTTGCCAGCGGATCGCCCGCAGGGGCAGGCAACGCATTGTGAGACATTGAAACGCTGCCGATGTATTTCATCAGGCGTTCCCATTCGGTGACAGCAGTGCCGCTGATAAACGTACCATCCATCGTGTCCCAAACTTCAGGACGGATCAGCAGGCGCACAGCGCCGGGACCGTTCGCCGCGTTCGCCGCCATGAAAGCAACAATCTCAGTTCGGAACGCCGCCCAAGTTGCAGCCGCATCCAAGGCAGTTTCTTCGATGCCCCAAGCCGACGCACCCGTAAACACGCCCGTGGGTTCGCCAGACGCACCAGAACCGTTAAAGATTGCACGGTCCATTTCTTGAGACATTGCCCCGTTCATGTCCCGGCGGATTGCCTGTTCGAGTGCAGCGCCGGATTGCTTGAGTGTTTTGCGTGTGATCCGCATTTGAATGCCCAGAGTGTGATCAGGGGCAAGCGGACGATCTAGAGTTGTATACGCAGACGGCCCCGGCACATTGCCCGTTTCCGTGGCCTGCCAACCCGCCGTGATCGCGGACGTGGTAACAGGGGTTTCAGTTTCGCCGCTTCCGATGTTGATCATCTGGACGCCCATTTGAGCCGCGACAGACGCCGGGAAAAGGCGTTCGATCAACGGACGGGTGGCAACCGGGTCAGGTGTACCGCTTGCAATGGTCTCACCCGCACGGGTTTCCAAAGCCGCATATGGCACTGGAATACCGCGATAGCCGCCTTGTGAGCGCAGTTCGGTGACGATCTCGTTTGTCTGGCCTGACAATGCCTTTCCCTCGTCCAGAGACAAAGCCACTTGGCGCATCTCAAAGCCTGCCATGACCTCATTCCACTCCTTTTCAGAGCGAGTTTCGAGTTCGGCCCCGGCTTCTTTGCGTTGTTCGTCCTCAGATATAACCGCAGCACGGAACCGGGTTTCCGCAGACCTATATTCCAGATCAAGTTCACCCATCTTGCGGGTTTCATCCGCGTTTGGATTGTCGTTTGCGGCCAGTGTGGCCAGTTCTTGCCGGATTTCAGACCGGCGCAATTCGAGTTTTTTAGATGTCAGCATAGTGTTTTCCTTTCATGCTCGACAGAAGGTCACGCCATTCTTGGCGCTTTGGACTGAGTGGCTTGTGGCCAACCTCAATTCGGGTTTTCCGGGCATGGCAGGAACCGCAAAGAATTTGCAGATTGCCCAGAGAATAGGATAATTCGGGGTGTGTTTTGACGGGCTGGATATGGTCACATTCCAACCGCCGACGCTCACCACACTGGACACATTGCCAGTCGTCACGGTCTAACGCTTGCATCCGCAAAGCCTTCCAGCGCGGCCCACGTGTGACCTTGGCAGAGTGACGTTTGTATTCGTCGCGTTTGCGGTTCAACCCCATGCGATGCGCCCCCCACGTCCAGACGGACGGCCCATCATTCGCGCACCTTCAGCAACAGCAATGACCGTCGCAGACGCCGCATCGATCCGGCCCGTGGATCGAGCCTTGGCCAGCTTCAAATTGTTCGCAGGGTCGCGCAATGTGACAGCGTCCGCGAACGCAGACCGCAACAGCAATGACGCTTGTGTCTGGACCTTCCCATCAAACGCCGCACGCCGGAACCGTTCGCAATCTTCGCCGCCGTCTTTGAAACCAAAGCCCCGCCAGATAATCGGCGCACGGATACCTGCCCGATCAATCGCCTCCCCAAGTTCGGATTGCTTGTATCGGTCAGAGACAACTGCCGCGACGGGTTCGCCTTCAACTTGTGCCATAACCTCGATCAGCCAAGGCGCAATTGGGACCGTTTGATCCCCTAATGTGGACAACTCACCGCGTTGATTCATCTCGACATAGCGACCTTGAACACCATCGTTTGCGCCACGATCCGCAAGATTAGGTTTGCTTGGGAAGGTGCCAAGGCTTTCAAGACGGCCAGTTTCAGGCCAGTAGAACGCCGCCGCCGTCATAGACGCGCTGCCCCCCAGGTCGATGCCGATCACAACTTGGCCTTGGCGTGCCGGGGGGGCTGTCACTTCACAGGCCAGCCATTCGTCTACGGTCAAAAGCACGTCGCGGGTTTCGCCGCTGACACGTTCATTGCGGTTATACAGGCGGAACGTGGTCAGCGTTGATCCGCCCCGTGCAATCGCCCGCCGTGCCTGCCCTTGCAACCATTCCAAATTGGCCCCGATGCCAGCTGCCGCGCCGGGGTTCGCTTCTTTCAAACTTTCCAGATCATCCGCAGGCAAGCCCGGTGCAGGCCGATGTTCTTGGCGATAAATGCCCGGTGAATCATCATCCAGCCACACAGAAAACGGGTGCGCATCATCCGCCGCCGATGTTGAAATAATCAACGCCCGCCCGCCGCGCTTGCCCATACCGGACAACAGCGCATGTTCTAAAGCGTCGCCTTGATCAGCGGCCCAATGGCCTCTTTCATCCATTAAGATCAACGTCGGTGCAGACCCAAGGGCAGACTTACCGTCCGCAGCAATGGCGCGGATAAAATGCCCGCCGCCATCGCCGTCATATTCAATCTCAAGACGTGGTGAACGCCGGACAGTGAACAACTTTTGTTCGTCCTCATCCAGAGACCGCATGAACCCCACAACAAAATCAAACGCAATCCGCGCTTGGTCGCGTGT